TCATTAATATAACTATTACTACCATCGTGATAAATCTGTAGGTCAGAGCCAGCACCAAAGATAGCCTTGTTGTTATCGCCAAATGACAGGTCGCCCGTCATGCTGTCGCCAGACGCTTCTACCTTGTCGCTGTTTAAGCCCGTGAAGTTAGCATCAACCTCGTCATTAGTTAGAGGCGAACCCTTCCCAGAGCGTGTTGTGATCGTAGTCATGGTTAACCTCTTTCTAAATTAGGATGCAGTTAAAGTGATAGTCCAGTTGACAGTCAGCGTATCGTCAGCCGCCTTGTTAACTACACTAAACACAGTACGGCAGAGCATAGTTCCGCCAGATGAAGCATTAAAGATGCCTGCCTCAGTCACTGCGCCAGTTGCATCACCAGCCTCGAATGAAGAGACGTAGACAATCTGGTTGTTAGTAACTGTGGAAGAGTCTAATACTTCGCGTGAGCCAAGCTGTGATCCTAGAGAGGTATCGCCAGCCGCCGCCGCAGTAGAGCCAGAACCCAGCGCCATGTGCGTCATAGCAGTTTCGTCGTCTTTCATGCGATCGCAAATGAAGTTTAAGCCTGTATCAACAATCAGGTTCTTGATAGTGCGCTCGTCTTTGACGTTGCCGTTCTTGTCCCGAAGAACCAGTGCGACTTCGCCTCGTAGTTTTAATCCATCGTTCATCATGTGAATGTCCTCGATGCGCCGACATAGTCTTCGGCAAAGTAAGTGAAGTCACAATAACCCTGACTCCTTAGGGTGCCCGAACTCACCGCTGACGGTGATTCAGTAATAAATTTACCCCCTGATTTTACCTCTGAATCAGCAAATACGCCATCGTCAGACTTGACAGAACCGAAGTCTATCGTGTCCGCGTCAGTCATTCCTGCTGAATCGGTGAAGTCTCGAAGGTATACAACAGTACGAGAGAATGAGTCAGAGGCTGTGCCACTGTCCGACACCGGTCTACCGACTACCTTAGCTGGACTATCGTTAGCCGCTGGTGTCTCAGTAAAGTTTCGTACGAATGCAACATCTCTGTCGAACACGTCAGTAATAGCAATGATCTCAGAGCGTGTTTTAACAAACGCAATCTCTTGATCATCCTCGATCGAAGCCTCGCCATCTATGTCATCGGTAACAAAGATCTGCTCAGAGACATTCTTGACGTACGTGAACTCTTGCTCATCACCCAAGAATATACGGTCTAGTCTATCGCCGACCGTGTAATCCTCTAGGAAGTAAGTCACATCACAGTAGTCTTGAGCCGTGTCGCCGCCTACATCTTTAGTAACGTCGAGCGTGTCATTGTCAGTAAAGGCTGATGCGTCTGCCACCACTTTGCCAGGCTGTAGTATTGCGTCCTCTGCAACTGAGCCAGAATCAGTAAGTGGTTTAGTTTGATCGAAGGCATGAGCATCGGTTAATGCAGGTTGCTCTGTTAGAGCTTTGACGATCGCTAAAACATCATCATCACTGACAGAAAAGTCATCTGCCGTGTTCTTCACAACGTCTAGTGTGTCATTGTCTGAGCCAGAAGGTGACTCTGATAAAGTCTTTGTTACGTCAAGCGTGTCGTTATCTGTAGAAGAGGCGTTATCGGATATAAGGAAGATACGCAGAAATAAGCCGAGCCTAACCTGCGCCTCTAAGCGTACTGCTTGAGCTGAGGCGACAAGAGCCTTGCCAGTAGCTTCTGCTACTAGCCTAGAGGCGCTAAACGCATTCCTTAGAAACGAATCTATTCTCACGCAAAGTCTTCTCGCACATAGAACTCAACGACTTCGTAAACGGTCTCTCGCGTACCAGAGTCGAATACGACCTCTACCTCACCCTCATAGTATCCTGCATCAACATCTAACTGACCGCTAGAAAAAATAAAGATACATACACCAGTCTCCTGTTGCTCTGGTGTCGACTGGTTAGTCATTGAGAATAGAACACTTGTTGTGTCCTGCTTACGAAAGTGCATTCTGATCGTTGCATCTGATACATCTTCAACCGATCCTGTATCTGAGCGCGTCAGCGTCACCTTGATTTGTGGGCCAGTGTCACCCTGTACTAGATTAATCTTCATGATTGCCTCCTAGGGCGATATTATCATCGCGATGGCTCAACAGGCCATGCAATTAGACTCGGATCGACTGTCATGTCTAAGTCCCTAAGTTGTTGTCTATATGCGGCCCACTCTGACTTTTTATCATTCGTGATAGGGCTATCAGGCAACTGCGTCCAATCACAGCTAATCAAAAGCTCAAGTCGCATGTCTCTGTTGATTTTGCCAGCCTGTTCGTCAGTCAGTTCCCAAGACTCAGTAGCGTAATTAAACTGATGATTCTCCGATGCTTTCGATGGCATCGTTGTTATCACGCCATCTTTTACGTAATGCGTGAAAGGGCTTATTGATTCATTAGTTAAAATATACGGAAGTCCCATAGACTCTGCATCAGCGTCATGAGTAGAAGCATCACCGCCTTCTAATACTGCCGCTATTTGTCCGCTCGCTCTGTATAAAACCGCATTCATTTTTTAGCCCCTAAAATTATGATGCCGCTTTGATAGACATTTGCATTGCTACTGCTCCCTGTCCGATAAACCTTGAGCTTAAACTGCGTGGACGTTCCAGTTAAGCCGGTAACCCTATGTACGAATGTTTTCGTTTCAGTTGTTGTGTATATACTGGTGTCAGCCGTTGTAAATACATCCACACCAGCAACCTCAAGAACGACACGTATATATCCAACTTGCGACTGGTCTGCCTTAACTACAGCAAATCCAGTAACTAAAACTGCGCTTGGTATTGCAGTTGCTTCATAGGTAATTGTTTTGGTAAGTAATAAAGTGGGCGAGCTAGAGCTTCCAATGGTGCTGTGCGTTGATCCAGTTGCTGACTCAGGGATTGTTACCGCGTTATCTGCTATTTTTAAAGTAGAGACTGCAAGATCATCTATTTCGGCAGTGCCGACACTTAGGTTATTAATCGTAACGACATCCGCATCAATAGTGCCTGCCGTCAACGTGCCTAAATCACCCGATATTGCAGACAACTCACTGACAGATATTTCTGTTGCACTGATTGCACCAGCGGCTATTTGACCCGCCGTGATTGTATTCGCGGCAATCTCGTTCGCAGTAACTGCACCGGCATCAAGCTTAGCGGTAGTAACTGCGCCAGCCGCTATTTCATCAGCCGCTACAGAACCCGCCGCGATAGCGTTAGCTGTCACTGAATCCGCCGCCAACTCGGAGGATGTAATCGTGCCTGCCGCTATCTCTGTGGCAGTAATAGCACCTGCGGCTATTTCACTGGCTGTGATTGCGTTTGCCGCAATTTGTGATGATGTAATTGTATTGGCCGCTATTTCGGTTGCCGTAACAGCCCCAGCGGCAATTTCCCCAGCAGTGATAGTATTTGCCGCTATCTCATTAGCAGTAACAGCACCAGCCGCTATTTCTGTTGCTGTGATTGCGTTTGCGGCTATTGCCGAAGTGGTTACTGCGTCCGCACCAATCTCTGTTGATGTTATAGCACCTGCGGCAATTAAATCTGTGGTTATTGCGTCATTAGCTATTGCGGCAGTGGTTACTGCGTCCTCGCCAATCATTGTTTCAGTTATGGCCCCAGCCGCAATGACATCACCTTGGATAGCATCTACAGCTATTTGTGCGTTGGTGATTGCATCATCATCAATCTGAGACGACCCGACAGTATCTAGTGCCGCTAAATCCCCTGCTCCAGTTACATCACCAAGTGCTATTGCTCGAGTCCATGCTGTACCATCGTAACGATATAAATTGTTATCGGTCGTAAGAAACGCCATATCGCCCTGACTGGCAGTGCTTGGCAAACTTGATACAACTTGCACTGGATTGATATCTGACGCAAACGCCGCTAAGGTCACTGCGCTATCAGCAATTTGATCTGAGCCGACCGCATCATCTGCTATCTGACCAGCGCCGACTTCATCCTGATTAGCTAATGCACCCAGTGCACCTCGTGTTGCATTAATTGTGCTTGTATCGCTATCTGGGTTTCTATCTGAGACCGCGTCGGTGCCCTCGCCCGTAGGGAAGCGCCGCGCCCTGACCCAGTAATATCGCTCATTTCCGTCCGCGATAGAATCAACGCCATTAGAAGCATCGTGTATGAATTGCGTACCAATTGTTTCCCCAATCTTAACTGCGTTAGCCCAAGCTGAATCTGGTGATGCAAATACTTCAATTGCTGTCACATGCGTCATATTCACTGGGTTAGTCCAATCCAGCTCAATTCCCTCAACAAGTGCCGTAGCACTTAAGCCGCTAGGATCAGGAACACCAAAGAAGCCCTCTGCTATACCCCCGCTAGGAGTAACCGTGGAATAGCTTGCTGGGGACATATCCGCATAAGACGCAGAGTCGTCTTCACGCAGAATGAGATTAACGCCACCAGATCCTGACTCCGACAAATTCCATCCGAGGCATACAAATGTTTTGTTCGTGTAATTAAACTCTGAGAGAGTGACACTTACTCGGTCACCTACAGCAATATTGATTCCCGCCAAGTTCGTAGGGAAGGTCAAAACCTTCTGTAAATCACTTTGCTGTATCAACTTATGAGATATACGCTGAGCCATGTAGAAGCTGTTTGTCATGTTCAGCTTCACTTCTTCTCGAAGCTCTTCATTGTTATCTCGGGTCAACGCGCTTGTGATTTGAACGCGAGGGAACTCCATCTCTTTGTAGTTATTAGTAGGGTCAATAAACGTCCCTGTAATTGTGTTAAATCGCTCATTCCGCTCGAATGATGTTTTTAGCTTTACAGCGCCAGTCAAATGATCATCTGTAAGCTCTAAGCCAGTACCAACCGCCTCAAACGCTCCGGCACGGATAACAAATTTACCATTTGTATAAGTCAGCATCCCATTCATGGATGACAACAACTTATTGATATTAGCTTTGTGACTTACAGTGCCAAACAACACGCCGTTACAAGTAAATCGCTTTTCTGATCCATTAGGGATGCTTACTGTTGCATCACATTGGTTAGCGGCTGTCACTGCCTTTGCGAGGTCTATCTTATCGATACTTATATTCATGCCGAACGTATCGTCGCGCATATAATCGACTAAGCACCACACGGGATTGTCACTGTACTCCCATGTCGCAGATGTATTTGCTCTTTGTGTCGATACGCCTATATCCGAATCATAGTGCGTGCTTGTGCTGTCCTGCCTAGGGTCATAGATCTTTTTGCCGTTAACCAAGGCTTTGATGTCCTGCGGCAAATACTTGTCCCAGATCTCTTGGCTTTCATCTGTCAGCGTAAACTTAGCGACAATGTACGTTAGGTTGGTTCCAATATGCTCGGCCTGATTTATTGTGCCAAATGCATTATCCAGCACAGAATCAGCAACCGTTTGATCGCCTAGCTTTTTCCTAATGACACAGATTGTCGTGCCATCTTGCGGGCCAAACGTACCAGATGTTACGTTCCCTGATGAATCAATTGCACCATTAGCAATCACCATATCATCGAAGTGAATGTCAGTGATCGCTGTACAGGGATGACCAGCAAGGACAATAACGTGATACAAGTCCCTGTTCTCTTCCCCTGCAACGCCTACAAACGAGATAGGCCCAGATACTAAGGCTTTGCCATAAATTAGCTTCTGCGGCTCTACAGTGCCTCTTACGGTAGCCTGTCTGGATCGATCTCCATCAAGAGACGGAACGCCATAAATATTATCTATGAGCTTCTTGGCTACTACAGCTCCTGCAACGACTGTTGCGGCACCAATAGCGGCAAGGGCGGTAGGACCATAGACACCTACGACACCGATTGCCTTAACTACAAAAGCACCAATAGCGGCTAAGGTTGCTGGCATATCCAACTCCTGACTATGTGACGCTCAGGCACTCGTGTTAAGCCCTTCCTTGTCACACACACAATAGAATCGTTCAATTTTACCCCCATAGTTAAACCACTGCGAGGATAATTAAACATGACGGGATGACCGCATAAAGCCTTATCACTAGGCTCTCCCAGAACGCTGTCTATAAGATTCTCAAATCCACCAGACGCTCTGATAATCTCGTTAGCTTGTTGCTCTGTTGCGTAGATAAGTTCGTTACTGTAATCAATGCCATGCAATTCTTTGATCATAAATACAGTGAATGCAACACAGTCCTTGTCGCCGTACTGGAACTCACCTTTCTCCCAGCGATTAAGTGCCGTCAGAACTTTAGGGTAAGTCGCCTGGATCTTCTCGTCCGTTTCTTGTTCGTCCGCCACCACCTCTGCCTCCGCCGCCTCCACCAGAGCCGACACCCAAATTCCCGCTATTCATATCCTTCCACAATATCTTCACGCCCTCTATCTCATGCAGATACTCGAAGAACAAATCATTAGAATTTACACGCTGTTGCTGTATGTGCGTGTACTTAAGGTCAGCAGATCTATCGATCTTAGCTAACTCAGATTCACACGTTAAGGTAATAGAGTTATTGCCTTGCGTACCAGTGACGAGCGTCATGACATCCATGAAGCCAGACCATATTGGATTCGGATCTTCTATTAGAGACTCATCTTCATCAAGAAGACCTAGATAAATGTCGACATCCCTAAGATAGTAATCTTCCGTACCTGCTGTACCTATGTCCGCAATCGTCGAATCCAACCCTGATAGCGTCAGAGTAATGCTATACGGAGATATGTCCGTCCCTTCTTCAATCGCTGATACGGAGCCGAAATCACCGACACCTAGCCAGTCATTACCGCCCCATGTAAACGTGCCGATACTGTCATGCACGTAAAGTGTAGAGCTAGAAAAGTCTAACTTCGCGAACGTAACTGGCCGTACAACATCATCTTTAAGCGCGTTGACTATGGGTGTAGATAATCCTCTGCTCACGCTAGAACGTCCTCTATAGCCTCAATCGTAATCGAGCTTATGTAACTAGACTCAGTGTTCCAACGAGGATTGTTAATCATCATAAACACGCCAAACGGACTAAAGATCTGAACAGCATCATTGTTATCAGTTGGCTTGCGAATAGGAGGCGCAATGCTTACCGTCAATGAGCCAGTGCCATCAGAGCTGGCGTCGGCTGTGACCATGTGAAGCTCGTTGTTAAACGACATATAGTCACCAGCCTTAAAGAAGTTAGTGACGTTAGCACTAGCGCCATCTAAATCTATAGAAGAGCCTGTCTGACCCGCACCATCAACTAGTACAGACTGAGGCGACGTTGCCGCACCATTACGTACGCGACCATAATCCTCAAGACGCATTCGATGTGCTTGCCCATCCATCTTAGCAATAAACGCCTGTAGCTCTGCTCGATCACTGCCAGACAAGTTACGAAACGTCATGCGAGTCTTCCAGTGAGAGCCTTTCCGACTGAGAGTCTGTACCGCTCCTGTGATAGGACTCTGAAACTGACTAGTGTTAGTAACAAGCTCAAATGTCTGCGTCGTAGGCGTAATGTCTGGAAAGTTATATGTCGCCATTACATTCTACCTCTACGCATCATGTTATGTACTTGCTCTACAGTCTGACGAGAAGACTCAGAGACGGCCATTGCGATACGCTGATCTACATCGCCGTCACCTGACGCATCGATGTTGTTAATAATCGTGATGTCCTGACCGCCACCTTGTGTATGATCGATAACAGTCTCATTAGGGTGAAGCATAGCTAAGAAGCCGCCCCTTCCATCCATACCGCCTGATCTTGCGCCAGCGCCTGTAAAGCCGCCACCCTCAAAGCTGGCCAGTGCTGATGCTTTAGCTACTCCGACTGTGCTCGCAATGCCTGCCTGAGCTGGGACGGCATTCCCGCCCATCGTTGCCAAAGAGACCAGTGCCGCCGCTGGAGCAGACGCCGCCGCGATAGCGGTCATGGCCGCCGCGTTAGCGCCTACTGATGCCGCAAGGCTTCCTGCTTCGATATTCTTAGCGACAATCGCTTGCTTCGCTTTCTCAATGCCCATCTGAATAAGACTTTTGATAAGCTCATCCATGATTGCCTTGCCTAGCATACGCATTGCTTCTGTGCCGTTAGCCGCGCCAGTGATAAATGCAGTAGATGCGCTAGTTATCGCATTCTCTACGTTCTGCAAGCCACCAACAATCTTGAGCTGTTGATCTAGCATGTGCTCCGCTTTCATTTCCTCAAGACGCATAGAGCCTTGTGCATGTTCAGCTTCACTGATCGCTTTGTTAGCTAAAGCCTCATCAAGCGCCATCTGACGCATCATAAGGTTATGAATATAGCTCTCTGTCTCGGTTCGGAATCCAGCGAGTGCCGTATCACGCAGATCAATAATCTTCTGCTTGTGATCCGCAAAAGACTTTTCATTAATTGCATCGATCGCCGCCGCGCGATTGGCCGCGATAGCGATAAGCGCATCTTGGTACTGCTTAAACAGAGTTGTATCTGCTTGATAAGCCTTATGAGCGGCTCGTATCTGAGCATCGTACCGCTTATTCACTTTATCTATATCAGTGACATCATTAGCGGCTATCGCTTGTAACTGAGCTTGAGCACGCAAAGAAGCATCCACCTTAGCTTGTGCCGCCTTTTGTTCTCTTGCTTCTTTCGCCGCCGCTCTATCTTTTTCTCTCTGCTCTTGCGCCGCTTCAGCATCGTCTATCTCTTTGATTGCATCCAAGCGCGCTTGATTTACGGCATTCATAAGAGCAATGAACTCAGCACTGCCCCCTTGACCGGAATCTCTGAAGGCTTCAACAACTTCTGTTGCCATATCCTGATATTGTTGGCTTATCTTATCTTTGCCGGTCAGTAGTGACTTCTCGATCTCTGCAATTTTTTCTTTTGCCTCAGTCACAGACTCTGGAGTGAATAGTGCATCTGTAAGCGGCTCTCCAGCCTCTAATGCCGCTTTACCTAATTCAACAACTTGCGCTTTAAGTTCTTCAAGCTCGGGTGTGCTCGCTTGTATACCCATATCTTCGAGCACTTTTTGGAACTGGATAATCTGTGCCAGTGACCGACCAGCCTCACCAGCTTGATCTTGAAAGCGCTTCTTAGACTTCTCTAACTGCGCGTTGAGTCCAATATTACCGCCGCGAACTTTGATTGTGCCATCCGCAAGATCGTTCATCTTAGCTTCAGCTTGTCTCGCGGCTTCTAGCTGATTCCTCATAGCCTCCGTGGTGTCGTCAATATTCTCGCCAGCTTCCGCTAACTGAGCGACTTGCAGAGCTAGAACTGCACCACGTATTGCTTCTGCACTCGCATCAGCCGCAGGCTTTAAGCCTTCTAGCGTAGTGCGTAATTCATCAAACTTATTCTCTGCTACTTCCACATCACGGAATGCGGTAAATGCCGCCGCGCCAACAGCTAGAAACGCACCAACAATAGCGCCACCAGGCCCAAATATAGATGCTATCTGGCCGCCCTGTTGACCCATTACGATCATTGCGTCAGTGCCGCCCTGTAGCTGTACGGCAACGTCTTGAACTTGATGTCCTAACTGACCAAAACCACCACGAATCAATCGCAAAGAGCCATTAAGACCCTTGGAAGAATTGATCTTCTTTTTCTCTAGATTGATAAGGTTTTGTAGTTCTTTAGCTTCTTTAATTTGCGCATCTGTAGCGTCATTTTGCCTCAGCTTGTAAATCTGAAGCTCATCAGCCGTCATGCCGATGGTATTCTTATAGTCCTCCATCCGCTTAAGAGTATCTTTGACAGACTTTGCGAGCTTCTTTTGGTTCCGCTCAGCAGAGTCGAAGGCTTGCTTCGTTTCATCTTCTGCGCGGATTTCTATTACGAGCGGCTCTGTGTTTGCCATCTTTCTCTTGCCTCTTGGCCTTCATTGCGAGGTAGGTCCACCAATAATTAAACTCGGTGGGCGTCATCTGTAGAACCGTTCCTGCTGTCTGACCAAGATATTCCGCTAACTCAAAGACGCGATGGAGTTCAGTCGGGTTCCCTTGATCATCGATTAGTTTTTTTCGCGTTCCTCTTCAGTCTCAGACTGATGCGCCAGAATCGCAGTAGCTAATCGTTCTACAATACCGCTCGCTGAAAACCGCTTCAATTTGACCTTATCACCGATATCGAAGACTGGATTGCCTTCGCCATCTACTAGGCCAAATATCACGGTATAGCATAAGTAGTCCCAAGTATCTTCCTGAGCACGAGCAGAGAGCTTCGCTTTGTCTTCCAAAGAGAAGTTCTTCATAAAGACTCTAGCATCGCCCCACTCAGGAATGATTACTTCCCTAACACCCAAGCTGTTGAAATGCTCAACAGCCAGATCTATTAGTTTCGTCATCCTTATACGGTGCCTTCAACGAGTGCGCCGTTTCCTTGCGCTGAGAAGCTCGCCTCTACGAAACCGTCAAACGATGCTGACTTGCTGACTGAAGTAATAGTCGCTGTGCCGGTCCACTCGTAATCACCTGAGTTATTACCCGTAGGATAAAGATTCAGAGTAATTGACGCGCCTTCTGTCAAAGCCTGCTGACCATTAGTGTCAGTAGGATCCCAGAATGCAGTGAATGATGCAGTCCATGACTTCTGAGTCGCTGTGTGAGTCATCCAAGAATCACCCATTACAGTGTCATCAGCTACTTCGCTAGTAGTCTCAAGAGACCACTCTTTGATTTCGGCTACAGCATTTGAACCAACATATACTGCTCCGTCCTTACCGATGTTTGTTGCCATTTTTACGTCCTCGCAAAAGCGTTAAATATGCTCGATTTTACTAACCTTCTGGACTGCCCTCAACCGCAAAGTAATCAACCTCGCAAGTTAGTCTGCCCACCATGACAGGTTGATCACCGTCAGCCGAGAAGTCTGTGTCAACAGAGACAAGGCGCGTATCTTCAGCAAGCCCACCTCTAGTCAAATCCGTGTAAAGCGCCTCTTCTATATCAGCGCATATCTCATCAACCATTTCGTCGTACGTTCCAGTCATCTTAACGTACACCTCGATCCTAGCGACGAGTCTTTTTTGTAGCGTCCTAGGCGGTCCCATCGTTGGGTAGCGCGTAGTCTCGCTTTGTGTGTAAACACAGATCGCTGGCAGAATGTCGTTGTGAACTGCAAACACCCGTGTGTCAAAGCAGTTCGCCTTCGTTCTAGTCAATCCTGTTAGCGTAGTAACAAGATTCTGCCTGATTCGGGTTCTGATATGGCTCATTGCTTCTCCAAAGCCAGTTCAGTGATCCCTGTGCCATCTGGCATGACAACCCTAATCGTATAATCCACGTTCGTGCCATCGACCGGCACAATGACAGTATCTCCCTCTTGTAAGGTTGATATGTCTCCTGACTTGCAAGTAAGTCGTGGCTGATCCACAGAGAATGCTACAAATCCACCCGCATCCTCTAACGCATGTTGTGCGTCAAAGATAGCAGTGAACGTAGTCTCTTCGCCGAATATAGGCTTGCCCGTACAGGACACGCCAAAATCGGCAAGGAAAATACTGCGATCAGCCGCAACTTCTACTGGCATTACTCAGCCTCTTTCTCTTCTTCTACCTTGGGCTTACGAGTCCGTCGCTTAGGCTTCTCTTCACCGCCTTCAACGCCGACTGCTCGATTTACAGTCTTTGACTCATCTACTGGAGACACTCGACCGATACCCATTAGTGATCGTGCCAAACGCTCATCAAGCTCAACAACCTCGCCAACACGACAGCTTTTCCCAGCAATCACACAACCTTTAATTACTTCGTACTTCATAATTCCTCCTTAGAGAAAACCCGCCCCGAAGGGCGGGCTATTAGTCTTAGCCATCGTTACCGAATGCGAAGCTAACTGCATGGCGTACTGCCACATCCATAGACTGAAGAGCAACAACGCGGATAGTACCAGTTGTTGATGCAGTGTATGGATCTACTACTAGATCAAGTCCACCGAAGAAGCCAACCAAGAGGTCTGCAAAGTTACCGAAGTACATGTTTCCAGCAGTTCCTTGGTTAGACACGATAGAGCGGTATCCATTGATTGTGCCGCCAGGCTCAACAACGAATTGCGCTGTACCAGACGCCTTCTCAGTAGTCTTCAATGCACCGTGCATAGCCGCTGGAAGGATGTATGCCAAGTTGCCCATGAGAGCATTGTCTTCAGCAATAGCAGTTTCCAGACTTACAACTTCCGCGAAGGTTGGATTAGCCGCCGCGAATGCAGTTACAGTGTTGACACCAGAGGTGTTCAAGATACCCGTAGGCTGGCCGCTTGAGCCTGAACCTTCAAGACCAGCCAAGTCGATCGCAAGAGCGATAGCTTGAGCGAGATCGTCACGGATCAGAGCTTCTACGTCCATGCTTGACTGAATCATGAGCTGACGAGTTACGTCTGTGAATGCACCAAGAGTCTTAGGTGTCATCGAGATGTTACCGACAGTCATTTCTGACTCAGTAGAGGCTCCACCCTCTGTCGCAATCCATGCGGCAGAAGCGGCGGCAGTCTTCTTAGGGATCTTAACGTCACCTGACAGACCATTCAGAGTACGTGCACCGGCCTGCATGACGCTTGATGCGTTACGCAAGACATCGATGAAGTCAGTCCCACGATAATCATCGCTGAACAGATCTGACTCATCTGATGAGTTAAGGTCACGCTTCCAAGTACGCAGTACGTCTGTTGGGAGCATGATGCCTTGAGCGGCACGACCAAACTCGTTAGCGGCGGCTTCTGAACACTCGAATTCAAAAGCGGCGGCTTCTTGAGCGCGTCGGTCAGTTGGGTTAGCCAAAGCGTGAATAGCGCGAACGAGAGAGAACTTCTTGAGTTCTTTGTCGGTCATGCCGATGTCCTGCGACTCAAGAGCACGCTCTGAACCGATTACATCCAACAATTCACCACGGAACTCAGCTACAGAACGACCGTCTGCGATTGCTCGCTTAGCCATGTCTGACTGATTGTGGCGTGCGCCAAGCTCAACGATTTGAGCGGCATCTTTTTGAGCGGCTTTACGAGCTTCTAACTCGATTGCCGCAACATCTATTTCATTTGTCATGGGAGTTTCCTCTCTAACGGTTACGGTTACGGTTTCGGGTGTAGGCTCGCTTGATCGACCAACACCAACGGAGACATCCGCTGGAATTGATACCAAACTAGCTTCTACGGGACGCCAAGACTTTGCGACGTACTTGTCTTTGTCCTGACGCTCCATTTTGTTGATAGCGTATCCAATGGATACATTTGCGCGTATACCATCAACAACATCGTCGAATGCTTCTTTGGCAAGTCCGTTCTTTCCAAAACGCACCGTCGCACGGAGACGCCGTGCCGAGCCATCAAGATCGACAGATTCGATTACGCCCACTTGCTTCTGTGGGTCATGGTCTAGCAAAAGAGGCGCTCTACCTGACGCTAAGAAGCTCAGGTCTATCGCATCCTCTGAATGCTCTAATACTTCAACTCCAAATGAGCGAGCAACAGGCTCTTCCGAGCTTAATGCCATCGAGACTCTACGCTCATCTTCATTGATTGGTGATGCGTCCATATACATGGAACGCTGGGAGTAATCTGGGTCTACCATAGATCGCTCCTCCTCTTCTTCTACTGCCATTTCTGGCTCCTCAGACTTACCGAACTCTATGATGTAAGAGTCATCGGTCTCAGTCACATTCTTAATATGACGCTCTTCCTCATCGTTATAGTTCCGATCATCTATCTTAGTCAATGCGGAAAAGCGATGACCTACCTTACGATCTGTAGGCTCACCATCGCGATAGAGAGTGATAAGAGCCGCTGGGTTATCCTCAGTGCCGGTTACTGTAAAGTCAGAATCAGGAACGTCGAAGCTCCCATCAGTAACAATACGATCGATCTTGCCTCTCGCACGACCACCGGAGCTTTGCCAGCTCACCATGTCGCCGACCTTCAGATCGCCAGCTTCTGCTCTAGTTTCAATGTCCATCTCGTCACACCTCTCGTCTATCCCGTCGAGCGTCTTTACCTTTGCCTTCGAGAAAGAGAAACCTGCGTCTCCTCCCCACAATGCCCAAGCTATGCGTCCCGCACTTGGCCATCCTTCTTCGCCTTTATCAAATCCTTTTCCTTTCTTATCAACTTCATGTCGACTAAAAAAAGAATACATCCGACGCACAGTGCTAGGAGAAAGCTCCCGCCCATTAATAATATCACGAGCGCGAGCAACACCGACTTCAGTGCCACCACGACCGTGCTCTTTACGCCAATCCAGACCGCGCTTAGCTTCAGCAACCATGCCTTCCGTTGGTTTAAGGTCAATGTTTTCACCTTTATATTTCGCCATCGTCAGCTCCTGTGATGTCTGGCTCAATACCCATCTGCGTCGAACCGTATGGCTCTAGTGCGTACTTGATACCGAATTGCTCCATCAGGCTTTTATCACGCTGGATCTCAGCCAAAAGCTCTTCCGTATCCTTTCCGTACTGCGCCGCAACGTCCTGCAAGCTCAATACGCCATTCTTCATGCCGAGAACCGCCGCGTTCATCTCTTTCATTGGGTCAACCCAATTCCAAGCTCGGCCACGGAACTCTGACGCCATAGAAAACTTGTCAAACGTCGCTATAGGCATAAACAACGTATCAACTTCCATAGCCGCTTCAAGCCATGCCTCATAAACAGGTTCTACGAAGTGATCGATCATCACTTGTTGCACGCTACGATAGAAGTCTCTTTCTTCTAGCGCGCCCTGACGAATAGAGCTATAGGATGTTGCTTCCAAATCGTTAGCCAGTGACGTATACGAAACGCCAAGCGCCGATGCGATGCCCTTCAATACCGACCGATGAAAGCTGTCAAACTCACTCGTAGGATAGCCAACATCAAAAGTCTTCAGGTCAACGCCCTGCGGAAGCTGATGGAACGTACCAGGCTGAGCGTCGATTATAGGTACATTGCCGTCCAAGTCATCTGCAACAAAGCCATCACCCGTTGGCGAGGTAAAGAATCCCATCTTAGATGCGCCCATACGAGCCGCCACTATAGATGCCTCGCGCCAGCCATTTAACTGCTTGATGCTTGCCATCGCAGATGACATCCAAGGCTCACCGCGCGTCTGTCCAGCACGCAAAGGCATAAAGACATGAATCATCTGCTCTGCCGGTACGCGCTTGTGCTTAGGCGACTTGACCATAGAGGCGAAATCATAATCCCCTGGGTGAGACGTAAGTACATGATATGCAATAGGTTTCTTGAACTTATCAAGTTCTACGCCCATGCGGATCTCTCGACCGCCATCTAATCGCTCGTTCTTCTTCTCGTCGATCTGATCTGGCTCAAGGAACTCTAACGCAAACGAATCTCTGAATGCGTTACCTCGATGCTTGATGACAAAGACCTCGCCGTCCCGAGCGAGACCTTCTACGACCATTTTCTGCACATCTACCCAAGACAATTTGCCGTCAGCAGTGCAGTTTCCTCGCTTCCCCCAAACCTTAAACGCTGTTTCGATGCTTTGTTTGCCATCTGTATCGAGCGCTCCTCGCGGATCTAGTGCCTTAACTTGCAACTTAAACCCGTACTGACCGACTACATTTGTCTTCAATAGGTTGAAATATCGACGTGCATACTCGTTGTTTCGAGCCAAATCGCGCGATCTAGCACGCATTCTGGCAATAACTGGGTACAATTCACTGTCTGGAGACCGCTCTGACTCAACATAATCCGCGAAAAGCCGACTTGGGCTTGCCGCGTGATATGAGCGCTTGAAGATCTTCTTTTCTTCGGGCTTTTTGCCCCTAAATCTGTCAAAAATACCCATATCAGAACCTTACCTGTATGGTAGAGCCGTTTTTCTTGCCTCTTTTCACCAAGCTGTCGCTTTTATGCTTAGACACTTCCTTGCGGTAGTAGTCACGCGCCTCAACAAGCTCAGAAAAGCCTAATTTCGTTAGCGAACGCCCTGCAATTGAGTAAGAAGCGACATCTGCATCCGCTTTGCCCTCTAAGAGGCTCTCAATCTTTTTAACCATGATCTCTGCGTGTATCCGAGGATCAGCTTGGTTGTTATCCATATCAGGAATAGCTTCAAAGTCGCCAATATCGACAACAATTCGATTCCCTGAGCTAGTTTGTGTGATTTCCAACTGCCAGTGATACAAACCAACAGCAAAATCGGCGCTAGTTGCCGAATCTGCGGTGAATAAGTAGTAACTTGGGTTCTCTGTGGCGGCTAATTTGATCTCAGACGCCCCTCCACCCGTGATTCTTGCTACATATTCCGCAGAATAGTCCGCTGGAGGGTAATCGGCGACCAGATCCGATCGCTTCCACTGAATGAAGTCACCAACGACTATCTCAGTAGGTTCGCCTTCTGGTGCATTGGAAGCGTCGAATAAGTTTGCCATGCTTTATCATCGCCAAGAGTTTACGAAGTTTCCCTTACGCGAAAGCCTTGGTACAAATGGCTCTGGCCGCTTATCAGGTGCTTCTTCCTGTTTTCTGGGTGCTTCAGATTCGCCAATTTTGGCGGCTAAAGCATTTACATTCACCCCGAGTATACTATAAGCCGCTATCGCGTACACCATACAATCGAGTGCTTCATTTCGCGCTCTTACTTTCTCAAAAACACGCTTTTTGAAGCCTCTATGGAAGCGTGTAACCGCTTTTTCGGCTGTAAGCTGGCGAAAGTATTCATCATTTAGTGTATCTGCAAAGTGAACGTACCCTGCACCCTGCTCTCGGATCTTCAATCGCGAAAACATTAAATCTTTCACTGTATCGACACCAATCGGAAATAACGGGCACTTTACCGTGTTATTTTTGCTTGGTTTACCGGCAATTGCCTTGCCATCGCCACCGACACCCTTAATCGCGAAGATTCGACGCCCCTGATTCTTCTTACAGAAGGTATAGACGCTGTTAGTGAAGTGACCGCCTGAGTCTACTGCCGCCGCTCGTATACCAAGCAAGCGACCGGACTCCGTTTCGTATTGTTGCAGTAGCCGTGAGTCAAGATCTGTCCATAGCTGAGGTGTAGATGGGTCACCGTAGAGCGTGATGTGATCCAAAACCCATGACTCGTCGTCTCGACCCCAGCCAACCACCGTTAGTTCGAGGCGATTATCCTGCACGTCGACGCCAGCCGTCATGACAATTACTTCATCAGGCACAAACGGCATTTCTTCTCGCCGCTCCGCCAACTCGAAATCATCAATTCGCTCGCCTGCGTCTTCCCACGTCTCGCCGAGATAAGTATTCGTCCATACACGTAACTGCTCAGGATTCTTCTTAACGGACAAAAAGTCTCTAACTCCGTCCGCTAGGGGTGTCCAAGGTGAGCAAAGACCGTTGATTGCAAATCCAGCGATGCCTTTAAACGGCTTCTGAGCCACCCATTCACCGTTGCGTATAGCCCAAACTCGATCAGCCTCAGTCCAGAGAACGCCACACTCTTCGCAGAGGTACTTAGCAGTCTCAGGCTGACCATTATCCCACTTTACATTGGCCCACTTGAGGACTTGAGAATGGTGGCAATGTTTACAAGGCACATGATATTCACGTCGGTCAGACTTCTCATAAGCATCCTCGATGCGCGAGACTCCCTTATTCGTTGGAGTCGAGACCATGATGACCTTTCGGTTCCAGAACGTAGCACTGCGTTTCCGAGCGAGTGAGATTGGATCACCTTCCGTGCCAGCGGATGTTGGGTATCTGTCGACTTCATCGCAAAGAACGATCCTTATGGGGCGGCTCGCCAAGCCAGCCGGAGAGTTTGCACCAACGATAGTGATCGCACCTCCCGCAAAAACTTTATGCAGTGTAGTGTTGCCTGAATCGCGTGATCTTGGATCTTTAACTTTATCCTTAAGAACAGGTGTTGACCGTAGTAGTCCTGCGGCAATCCTGTCCTTTGAAAACGCCTGAGCCATTTCCAACGTCGGCTGTAGCACCAGAATTGGACACGGATTGTTATCAATATGATATCCAATGATATTAAGAATAGCTTCAGTCTTACCAAGCTGTGCTCCTGCCATGACAACGACTTCTTGGATCTCAGGGTCAGAGCACGCATCCATTATCCCCCTTTGGTATTCAGCTCTTGATGTATACCATCTGCCAGGCTCAGCACTACTTTGCGAGTCCAGCCGTCTTTCTTGGTCTGCCCACTCGCTTACGCTTAGGCTTGGCGGTGGCTTCAGCACTCCCATCGCTTTCTTCAATTTGGCTTGCAGTCGATTGCGTTGGGCTGATCGTTGGGTCATATCTACTCAATTCTTCCAGTGCTTCCTGTATCAGCTCTTCAATAATCTTCTGACACATTCCAGCGTTAGTTTCCGCCGCAACAACAGGAGCGGCTTTCGTTGGGATGGATAATAGGCGAGATTTAACAGAACCCAAAACATCTGTCCATGCTTGAACAACATCGTCGGCATTAACTAACTCGTTATGTATCTTCTTTAGCTCGAGTTCTGCAATCTCTGCTTCTGCGTTAACCTTTCGTGTTCTAGCCTCGTCGTAGGACGATCCTATCTTGACTCCACCCGTGCTCGGCATCTCTCCTCCAGTAGTATGCTTTTCCGTACTAACAGTAGTATGGAATTCCGTACTAACAGTAGTACGCTTTTCCGTACTCTAATCATCATATTAATCATCATATATAACCATATAGTCTGTGCAAACAGAATCGTTTATAACATAAAGTTCTTAATTAGGTTTTTGATATTCCATCTCTAGCCAAAGGTCGCGTCCC